AACCACCGCTCCGAGATCTCCAGCTCAAGTGCGACCTCCTCCCATGTGTACAGGTGACACTGACCGGCTGCGTCCACTCGCCACTTGAGGTAGTACAGTTCCAGGATCTGTCTCTGCCGGCTGTTCTTCAGCTTACTGATCAGGCGATACGCTTCGGCCTCGCGCTGCAACATGATTGCGATCTGCTTGCGAATGTCAGACATCAGGTCTTCCTTTGCCGCCACCCTGTCCGCGAGTGGGTCAGAATCGCCGGACTCCTGCACGTTGATCTCCTTCAGCTGAATGGCTCGCGGCAGAAGGCTCATCTGGAGTTGCTGGAGCTTGTCGGTCAGGATCAGCAACTCGCGCTTTTCCTGTCTGCATTTTTTGAGCAGTGTCTTCGATGTCAAATCCGTTCTCCTTCCACGCCCTGTTCCTTCGCGGTGAGCGTCGACATGAGATCGATGCCGGTTTCGTCCAGGCACTTCTGCACGATGTCGTTGTACCCGACCGCCGCGTCATGCCAGAGGATCTGCGTCTCCTTCAGCACCCGGAGTATGCGCTCGTAGCCGAAGCCGTAGTGCCGGTGGAGCGCGATGCAGAACGCCGCGTAAATCGTCGGTGCCAGCTCGTCAATCTTCCGGCGGAAGCGTTTTTCCTGTTCGATGTAGCGTCTATCCATCTCGGCGCACTCCCTCGCTGCAATAACTGTCTGTCCTCATCCATGTTTTGTTCCGGTCACAGCGGCCATAGTCTCCGTACTGCTTCCCGGCGTAGAACAGGCAGTCTTCGCACCGGCACACTCTGAGAATGTCCGGGTCTTCCGGCTTCGTGTATTGAAGGTCATTCATTTCGTCTTGCATCTTCCGTCTCACCTTTTTCGATAAGCTTTGTTTGTGACGGATAAATGTTAAATGTGCAGTCGTGACAATTTTTGATCGTCACTTGGGCCGGGAATCCGTCATAAGCTTCTGCAAGCGTTTCTATTTCTTGCGTTGCCTCTTCAAACCCTTCTGTTTTAACCTTTATCTTAATGTTCTCGTCCTGCATCTTCCGCTCCTTTCATCATTGATGCGCCGCAGTGAGGGCAGTACGCACCTGCGCAACACGAGAAACCACCGCAAGCGGTACACTCCCAATCGAGGTCACCAACACGATTCCATCGACCATGCCTTACCGGGACGGCTTCGATGGTCGGTGCGTCTTCGATAGCGCAACAGGCATCTTCAAAGTCGCCACCTCTCTTACACCGCCTATATGCACGGCTATACCATCCACACTTCCCGCAGTCCATGTCGGTTATACCGAGCGTCTGCATAAGCGCATCAGCATCTATTAAGCGTGACATCTTTCATACCTCGCTTTTTCGAACAACCTATCTCCCCTGTCACCTCGCCAATACCTATTGCTCAATGTGCTTCTGTTTAATCCTGTTATTTTTGCCCACTCAGAAATGTTATGTTTTTCCCCGTTCCATTCGATGATGATACTGTTTCGGCGGTTCTTATCCTGTTCAAACATCGTTGCCCATCTACAGTTGTTCGGTTCATAATCGCCATCACTATCAATCCGATCTATTGTTGCTCCATCAAAGTATGGATGCCCTTTTACCCATTTTTCGAAACTCAGTATATTGTGCCATTCTTCACATACCTTGATGCCTCTGCCACCGTAGTATTTATAGCTTGCGTCTTTTGGTCTGTAACATCGGCTCATCATACATCGGTAACTGTTATACCAAGGCTCTTTATAAAACGACCGTCCCTTAATCAGTCTCATTTCTCCCCCTTATACGGCTCTGGAAGCGGCATCCATGCTTCCGGATAAATCAATGCACCCGACTCCATATCTTCCCAGTGCAATTCGACTTCCTCGCCGTTGTAATTTCTGTCAGTCATATATCCAGTGCTGACAAAGTGATTTTCAAGTGAATATATAACCTCTGTTTTTTTCTCCGGCAGTCTCTCCGTCACTGGTATCCACCGATGCTCCGGGACGGATGGCATATTCTTCAAACAATCCAGAGCCGTTTCCTTGTCCTCTGACCAATTCGGGATTGCTCGGCTTATGTAATCAATCGCCGCCTGTCTGAAGTCGGTCATCGCTTCACCTCCATCTTTTCCGCAATCGCTTTTATGACCGTCACCGTCACGCCGTTCCCTGCCTGCTTGTAAAGTTGGCTGTCGGAGTTTACAAAGTGCGCCTTTTCAAAGTAGTCATCCGTCCATCCCTGGAGACGAAAGCACTCTTTCGGCGTGAGTCTGCGTATTCTATGCCCGTTATAAACCCCGTGTCTGTCTTGTGCAGTGAGGGTAAAAGCCGGATCGCCGTTTTCTTTAAATCGCCTTCCGTTCTGCCGTTTCTTCTCTCTGTCCGGTGTCAGTACCGGAATTGCTATTTCAGGCATTCGACCGCCCCCCCCCGGAGTTTGAAGCGTCGGACACAGCCCGTCTATCAAATAAACCCTGTGGGCCTGACTCGTCCCGTATGCGCTCCTGATCTGTTTTATTTTCCTGTACATATGTCTGCCTTTGATTCATCGTTCCTTTCGCCACAGCGCACTGTATCGTAAGCGCAATATTTGTTTTCTGTGGTTTCTGTTTATAGCCTATATTGATACCTTCACAGGATCTTTGTAATCTGTCGCCCTCAGTGTCTGGCTTATTCCCCCCCGATAAAATCCGAGTGCGATCTTTTATAGTTGACTCTCTCGTCCATCCAATCACCTCAATATCAGTCTTTTCATTACTTGATCCGAAAGGAAATACTTCTCGTCCACCTCGTCCTCTAAGACATCCGACAATAAACACTCGTTCTCTGTTTTGTGGGACTCCGTAATGTTTGGAGTTGAGAACTTGCCACTCTGCATCGTACCCGTTCCTATCCATTTCAATGAGAAGTCTGGCAAAATCCCATCCTCCATTAACACTAAGAAGATTTTTAACGTTCTCAATGAGCAAGTAAGTGGGTCTCTTTTCTTCTTCTTGTTGTCCAAGAAGATACATAACTCTGAAAAACAGGCTTGAACGGTTGCCGTAAAATCCGACTTGCTTTCCAGCGACGCTGATATCCTGGCATGGGAATCCGAAACACCAACAGTCTGCTCCGGGAATGTCTCCGGCATTAACTGTTCTAATGTCATTTGCGTACCATTCTCCATTTCTGTATTCACTTTTCAGAATCTCCTTTTGTCTCTCTTTGACTGGAAGCGTTGAAAGATATTCCCTCTGTTCATCTGTTATGAGGTGCATTGAGGTGTAAGACATGACGGCAAATTTATCGAACTCACAGAATCCAACACATTTATGCCCAGCCATCTCCATCCCTCTTCTAAACCCACCAATCCCAGCGAAGAAGTCAAGAAATGTCATCTCTCCCTCCTACCCACAAGCACGCCAGCAGGATCGTTGTCAGTATGCTGCCGGCAAACGCGCCGGCGATGAAGTTAAGCATTGCAGTCTCCTTTGATCATGACCGTATCCGTATCGCATGTTATCGCCCTGACTTCTGGCGGAAGAATCACGAGTCCGCTTTTCATCTGATCGGTAATTCTATTCCGAAGAAGTTCGATTTCATCTTTCTTCATAATGAACGGAACCTCAACAACAAGAATCTGCCGCCTCACAACGTAGCTGCTTTCTGTTACTTTTATGATTTCACTCATTCTTCTTCCACCTCCCCTCGCTCTTCGGGCATCCGTTGCACTTCGGTCTCGTGCATGTCAGGCACTGCTGCACCTTGCGTTCCTTCAGCGACGATACCCGGACACCAATCGCAAGTCCTCCGTTATGCCACATCTTCGGGTTCTTCACTTTTACTTCTTCCATTTGTCTTATCCTCTTTTCGTCAAATAACGTATTTTTCATGTGCCTGCTCCAGTTCCTTGTCCGATATATCAAGGTATATCTGTGTTGTTCCGATGTTCGCGTGTCCAAGCAGTTTTGAAACTGTCATAAGCGGCATACCAGAACGGAGTGCCATTGTTGCGCCTGTTCTCCTGAATCTGTGCGGATGAGCGTTCTGAACATTTGCCCTCTTCGCGATGTTCCGGATCGTTGCCTCAACAGTGCCAGCATCACGATGCCCATTTCCTACCAGGTTTGGAACTTTATACCAGAGAGACATCTCTGCCCTACTTTTTGATGGTTTTAAAAAACTCTGTATATCTCCGGCGAATTTCGCCTTTGGGAACAGATACGGATTCTCGTCTTTCCTGTCATTTAAGTAATTCGCCACAGCAAGCTGCGCCTTTGATGTCAAAAAGACTTCCCTGTCTTTGTCCCCTTTCCCATGTACCAGAACTTTGTTCCCATCGATTTCGTCCAACCGGATCTGAACCACTTCAGATACTCGCGCCCATGTCGATATGAGGACTTCGACAATAGCATACTCCATTGATGTTCTGCAGTTATATCTGATCAGTTCCAGCTCCATCTGTGAGAACGCCTTTTTCTGGGACTTTGTGATCTTAATTTGCTCGACCTTGTTCATCGGGTTTTTCGTGAGTATTTCTTCCTTTTGAAGCCAGGTAAAGAAAGCACTCAGGTTTCTTCGCTCGTTATTCGCCGTTGTTTTGCTTACCTTGTCCCTCTGAACTCGAAGCGCGAGATAGATCCGAATGTCATCGGCAGTGATTTCGTTGTACGGTTTTCCGATTTTACCGAGTGCCAGCGTTACGCTTTCGCGGTAATACTTCACGGTCCTCGGAGAACAACCCCTTGCGATCTTAGCCATGCAAAACTTTCTTAATATCTCGTCGTTGATGTCGCCTTCATAGATCGCCAGATTGATTTCTCGTTTTGTGATTTCGTATCCGCTCATCGCCATAACGATCCGCATCTTTGCGTCTTCAACTTTTTCCGGGTTCAGATATGGCATGATTGAAAGCAGAATTTCCTGTTCGAGTTGTTCTTTCATATCAGCATCCCCGCTCTCGCCGGAGTTATCAGAATGTGCGCCGGATCTGTCCTTCCCGGAATATATGGATCTGCCAAAGTGTCACCCTGTATGCAAATCGCATCTATTCCAAGCAGGCTTAATTGCACATAGCACATATAAACACCTTTCCAATCCAGATCCTGTGCAACAACCCTCAGATACTTCTGGTAATCAATCCCAGCATCATGAAAAACCTTTGCTGCTGCGATAATCATTCCGCCACCGCCACAGCTCGGCTCGTTCAATGTAGTCATTTCTCCGTTAAATGACTTTATTGAATCCGCCAGTGACATAGTTGCGGCCAAAACGGACAGATGAAACGGAGTGAAAAACTGGCCTGTTATTTTGCTCCCCATTCCAGAGCGCATATAAATGTCGCCCAAAACGTCATCCGGGCCGTCTTCAAGCGTTTCAACCAGATACGCCATCATTTCGCATAATGCAATTTGCTCTGTTTTGTTATACTTTTGCATAGTGTTCAGATATTCGGCTTCGCGTCCCTCCCAGATTTTGTCTTGAAAAAGAGTTGAGCCATTGCTTATCGACAAGGCCATGCACCTGATCCAATCATTGAACACTTCGTAAGGAGAATAACGACCAGATATTCCTGTAATTGAATCAATGATCTCTTTCTTCCTGTTCATCGTTTCTTCCTCGTCCAATGTCCCTTCGATTTCTTCAATCCCGGATGCACCAGCTGCTCCTTCCGATCCGCCTCGCGCTCCCGTCCCTTTACCTCGTCCACCTTCGCCTTGTACTCCCGGTACCGTTCACAGGAGTCATGGCAGGCAGGCTTCCGTTCCTGGCACTCCATGCACGGCGACTCGATCCCGAAGGTCAGCTTCATCCTCTTCGCCCAGATCTCGTTCATATGCCGGCGGCCTTCCTCATCTTCCTCAGTTTCCTGTTTAGCGTCCTGACCCGTCCCTGTTCGACCGCCAGATAGTTCTGGAGGTAGTACCGATCAGTTTCGGCATCGTATCGGAAATACCCCTTGCCCCTGTTCAGGATCACGTTGCCGGCCTCGTTCAGCTTGCCGATGGCTCGCCGGATGTCCCGGTCACTCATCCCGGTCCGGTAGCAGAGCCGCTCCCGGCTGATGGCGTTCTCATGGCCGAATGGTATCAGGTCAATAATTTTCTGCGTCTGTATAGTCATCATCCTCAAACATCCTTTCTATCGCGTCGAAGTCGTAGTCGCGCTTCTTCATGTCCAGGAACGGATTCCGGCTCCGGTTCTGCTTCTCGCGCTTCTTCTGGTTCTCGACCCATTGGTCCAGCGCACGGTGCCACTCCATCTTCCAGCCGAGCGACTCGTTGAAGTCCATGAAAGCGTCCACGTCCACGTTGTCGAAGTGCCGGAAGTAAATATAATCATCGATGTCCTGTTTTGTTGGTGGCACATACTTCTTAAAATTCTTATTATTCTTATATTCTTTATCCGCTGTCACTTCGCTGTCGTTTGGCTGTCGGCTGGGTGCCGGTTTTGCTGTCACTTTGCTGTCACTTCGCTGATACCGACCCCAATTATTTAGCGTAATTATGCGGAATTTCCCCTCTTTTCTTACTGTCACTTCTGCTGTCGCTTGGAGGCGCGAAATCGCTGTTCTTACGTTTCGTGGTGACAACTTCAGCTCTTTAGCGATGTTCTCATTGGTCCGGATCACTTCGCCGGCCTTCAGGTCGATGCCCCTCCACTTGGTGTCCTTCCAGTTCGCGATCAGTAACAGATGAAGGAAGACCGCCTTGGTGTTCATATCGTCGTACCATTCCCAGTTCAGGAACTTCCGATGCAGCTTAATAAAAGAATTCGATTCATCCTTCATTCCTCAATAACTCCAATATCCTCCTGCCGGTACTCCTCTTGTCGCAGAACAGGAACTCGACCTGGTACGCGACATGTATCTTGAACAACTCCTCGAACAGTCGCCGGCCTGTGACCCTTGTGTACTTGCTGGACCACTTCGGCACATCGTTCAGGCTCCGGATCTGACCGCCATGCTCGACCAGGACGATCATCTTCAGGCCCTCTTCCTTGCTCCGTCTGACCTCTCGCCAGAAGCGGTTGTCCGGAGTGCAGACATTGCCTGCCAGCTCCTCCAGATTCCGCTTCCGGTCGATGGTCATGAAAGGAGAGGAAGGATCCATATAATCTCCGGTCGATAGCTTCCGGATCTCATATGGTTCGTCAACGCGTACAAAATAGTCGAGAACGTGTTGGTTTTTCTTTTCCCGGCTGTCGACGATGATCATTCGAAAGGCAGCTCCTCGTCAGAGATGTCGTTCACCCAGGTATTGACCGCCGACGTGTCAGTTTTTTCTGACACCTTGGAAGCAGGACCGCAGAAATTCACCTTTTCCACGTTGCAGATGGTCCGGCTCTGCTTCTGGCCGTCCTTGTCCCAGGTCTCCGTCACCATGTGGCCTTCGATCAGGATCTCCTGACCCTTCAGGAACCACTTCCCGACAAATTCGGCAGTGTTCCGCCACGCCTTGCACCGCATGAAGCAGCTCGTTTCGGTTTCCTTATATTTCTCGGACCATGCGACGGTGAACTCCAGGAACGAGATCCCGCTCTGAGTCTGTTTGACTTCCGGATCTGCAACCATGCGGCCCTGATACAGTAATTTGTTAAGCATCCATTGCCTCCTTTGCCTTCTTCATGCAGGACAGGCACAGAACCCGGCCTGTATTCCTTTTGCTGATTTCCGCCAGTTCTGATGGCTGCTTCCCGGCAGCTGCTTTGAGAACAGTGCCGCACTCTTCGCAGATATACTCCGTCTCGTCCGGCTTCTGGTTCCGGACCCGGATCGCGTCGTGAGTCTTCCCGAAGGCCTTGATCTTACTGGTGCCGACGATGATCTTCCGCCCGACCCATTCCGCGATCTTGTCCGTGCCGGTGACTTCCGCAATGGTGTCGCAGTTCGTCACATTCAGGACCATAGGCAGGTCTTCTTCCTCGAAGTGCATCACGAGGCCGGTCTTCTTTCCGCCGGTCTCAGCGTCGTACATTTCTTCTTCGCCGATTTTGCTGATCGTCAGTGTCTTGTCGCCGTTCTCGAAGGACCAGCCGCCGAGGAACGATTTGAAATATTCCTGATAATGGACATAATTCGCCATATTAACCCTCCGCTAATAAATCAGATTCGCCGTAGCCGTACCAGTTCCCGGTCTCTTTGCAGTTGTGGTAGATTCCAAGAAGCGTCCTGAACTGGTCGTAACCTTCATTTACAAATTCGTCATCGCAGAAGTAGACCCGGACCGCATACGGCGCGGTTTTCTCCTGGGCGATGAACGCGAAGCCGTACTGCTCAAGGTAGGTCTGGAAAACGCCCTCGCGATACATGCCGGCCTGGAACTTGTAGCCGTACTTCCGGCAGGCCCTCTCGAACTTGCCGTCCTCGCAGCTGTCCGTGGTCTTGTAGTCGACAATATACTTCCGGCCATTGTATTCGGTCAGGCAGTCGACCTTGACCTTGCACTTCTCGCCGGTCATCTGGTCCGTCCATGTGAATGCCCTCTCATGCGGCCCGATCAGGAGCTGCTTCGCTGTGTCATTCTCCCTGACCGCGAACAGCATTTCCTGAAGCCTGTCATAGTCCTCCGGGGTGATTGGATCCAGTACGTTGTCGTTGCAGTAATCGCAGAAATCAGACCAGATTGCCTTGCCTTCCTTCGTCCGCTTGTCAACGACCGGCGTGATCGCGAAGTCCTGGTAGAACGTGTCCGGCTCCAGGATCATCTTGTGTGCCGCGATCCCGAGCATCATCGCCGGAGTCGGTTCGGTCGGGTGATCCATCTCGTAGCGGAAGTGCAGCGGAGTCTTGCTGATCTTCCACAGGTCGCTCCGTCTGATTCCAGGCATGTCTTCGTATTTCATTCGGCACCTCCGTCGGTCATGTACTGGACATGGTAGTCATGCCAGCATTCAGCGTGATAAAAATTCTTTCCGATGTGGTAATATTCCTCGCCCTCGATGATTGGTTCCTCGCAGTCCCAGCAGATAGGGAAGTGGGGCGGATCAGGCTTGAAACTAATCTTCATTTTTCTGGTCCTCCGGTCTGAGAAGTTCTTCACTGCCGTCTCTGTGCAGGCGATACCGCCAGCCATCGCAAAAGATGTCGTAGAATTCCTGATCTCCATCGTCTACGCCGCGATAGACATACAACATTGCGCCTTTGGGAATTGCTTTGATGAAGTCTGATAAGATGCGTTTGTATAACGCCTTGAAAAGATCTTCGTTCATGTGGTATACTCCTTTTGAGTTCAATTACTTGTTCTTTCGCGGAAATTTGGCCAGCTGCAACTGGTCATTTTTCTTTTTCATAGCCGTAGTGCCACGCCTTCAGGTCCATCTGGCACTGTTCGCAGTAGTGGTACTGGACGCGCTCGACGGTGCTTCCGTGGTTCTGCTCGTGGCAGACGAAGAACTCCTCGTAAGACGGAGCCACCACATACACCTTCCGGCAGCGGTCACACTGGGCCAGCTTCACTCCCTTCATTCATTCCCTCCTTTCTTGCATTCGTTCTCGATCAGGCGGAAGATCCAGCCGGTCCCGAATCCGCACGCCCACACCAGCGCGACAAAGCTCAGTGATGTTACTGTTGCCATGATTACCTCCTTTTCTTCGCGGCCTCGACAATCTCCCATTCGGAAACGTTCAAGGCCTGCGCCATTGTGATGATCCGTCCGAGCGTCATGTGGGTCTCCGGATGCGTCGCCCATTCGTACCAGGTCCGTTCGGAGATCCCGAACAGGTCGGCCATGTCTTTCGGCTTCAGGCCATGATCCTGGACGAGACGCTGGATCGTTCGGGACCTCATGCGTCCTCCAGGAACGCTTCGATGCTTACGCCGAAGTAGTCAGCGAGCTTCTTGATCTTGTCCAGCTTCGGTGTGTATCTGCCGGCCTTCCAATTTGACAACGTAGCAGAGCCGATTCCGGTCTCTTTGGCAACGAGATAATCGGTCACGCCCTTCTCATCTCGAAGCCGTTCATAGATTTCGTACACGTTTGCCTCCTTTCACGCATATGTTGCGGTTGCTATTAGTTTTGAATTCAAATATAATTAGATTGCAGTCAAAGCTATATTGATTTCAAACCTCAATGGCAGCCGTATAACTTTGCTATCAAAGCTATACTATCATTGAATTCAAAGGCTGTCAACAACTATTTCTTTGATTTCAAAGGGTATAGCAAATGTGGGAAAAATTCGAAGAATTGCGTATTAAACGAGGCGTTTCGGCCTATCAAGTTTGCAAAGCAATCGGCGAACCTACTGGAATGATCAGTAACTGGAAAGCCGGAAGATACCAGCCAAAAAGCGATAAGATTCAAAAAATTGCAGATTATTTCGGCGTACCTGTTTCATATTTTTTCGATGATGAACCATCTGACCAGTATTATTTAGACCCTGAGACCGCCCAGATCGCCCAGGAGATCTTCGATGACAAGGATCTCCACGCACTCTTCGACGCGGCTCGCGGATCATCTCCGGAAGACCTGAAGATGGCTGCGGAAATGCTGCGGAAATTCAAGGCGACGAACCCGGACGGTTAAGGGAGTTTTTTCGGACAGAATGTTTAGTAGCATAAAACCGGAGGTGAAAGAAATGGCCGACAACATTTACCACTACGTTGTCCCACTTCCGGAAGGAGTCAACGAAGCAGTCCTGAAGTGTCTGGATGGGTACACGGTTTACACTGCGGATAGACTGGACGAAGACGGGACAAGAAAAGCGTATTATCACGCACTGAGGCATATTAAGAATAATGATTTTGAAAAAGAGATCTCTGTAAACAGCATAGAAAGAGCCGCCCACACTTGTGACGGAGTGTAGGCGGCCGGACTCGAAAACCTCTCTCTATCGGAAGAAAGGTAGGTTAATAATACCACTATGGCGACCAAATTACCATCCGGCAAATACCGGACACAAGTCCTTATCAGCAATTCACCACGACGCTACAAGTCATTCACCGGCAAAACGCCTGACGAAGCAGATGTAAAAGCGAAGGTCTGGAAGCTGTCGCACGGCAGGACCAGGACGGACACCTTCACCAAGTGCGCGAAGAGATTCATTCACGACATGGACGGTGTGCTGTCTCCGAACACGATCCGTGTGTACAAGGCGACACTGAAACAGATCCTGAAAGAAGTCCCGGAGCTGACGTGCCTGGAACTGACCGACATCACGAAGCAGAACCTCCTGCGGATCGCGCACCTGCGGAAGGCCCCGAAGACGATTAGGAACTATCTCGGATTCATCTCGTCCGTGTTCAGTTACAACGACATCCAGATGCCAAAAGTAAAGGCCCCAGAACGCCCCAGGAACGCCGTTTACATTCCAGATGATAAAATGGTCAGGCAGATCATAAAACTGTCTGAGGGGACGCGTCTGGAGGTCCCTGTGGCCCTTGCCGTGCGCGGTATGCGTCCGGGAGAGATATGCGCGGTCCGTGCCGAAGATATTCACGGGAACACACTCCACATCTGCCGCGCTATGGCCTACACCGGCAGCCGGTTCGTGATCAAGGCCCCGAAGACGAAGCGGTCAGACAGAGTGATCCAGATTCCTTTGGAGATCGCCAACAAAATCAAAGAGGACGGACAGGCGACCAAGATGTCAACCGCTGCCCTGACTGCTGCCTTCCAGAAGTTCCGGAAAGAGAATAAATTGCCGTACTTCCGCTTATATGATCTCAGACACGCATTCGTGTCAATCGCCCATGCAAATTCGGTGCCTGACTCGGTGATCATGGCTTTAGGAGGCTGGAGTACCCCGTATACCATGACCAATGTGTACAGGCACGCATTGGAGCCGGATGTGGTCAAATACTCGAAAAAAATAGAAAAAATTCTGACCTGAAATTCGTGTTGCATTCGTGTTGCATGGCTTTGAAATGAGCCTTCCGATTCGGAAATTACGCTTCCGATTTTGGCACAAAAAAAGACCGCGAATCTACGGGAAATGCCGTAAACTCGCGGTTTTTCGCTTACTGGGCCAGAAGGATTCGAACCTTCATTGTGATGCTTGAAACGCCCTGTTTATGCGGCCTTGCGGCTTTGTCTGTTGCATCGCATGTCGCATATATATAAATCCCGGCCTGGTGTTGGGGTTATTTATGGAAAGGTGCAGCAATTTTTACAGGAGGCAAATCATGAACGGAAACCAGACCGGGACCTATACCGTTATCCTTTGCGGATGTAGTTAAGGGACACCCACCCTTCGAAGTCAGCGAGCCTGCCCCACTCGCCGCACTCCGCACAGATCGCGATGACCATGCCCTTCGGAAGGCAGAGCTTACTGCCGCCGGACATGACGATGGGGTATTCCGTGCCGTGGTTCTGGCGGACATTCAGCGCGGAAGCCGTGACCACAGCGGCATAGCTGACCTGCCTGATCGGTTCCGGCTCGTCGAAGCGGCGGAGGTTGTAGCTGTCGACAATCCTCATGTTGTTGGTCACATAGCTCGTGCTGGTTGCGTAACCGTCCGCCCTGATCATGGTCAGGTACTCTTCCGGCGTTTTCGCAAATCTGAGATTGCCGTAGCGCGGATACTGGATGAACTCGAAGTAGCCCTTCACGCCCTCGTCCATGTTGGAATACACCCGGAAAGCGTCCCGGATGGTTGTCAGCTGTCCCGGAGAGTATTCCTCTTTGGTCTGAAGGTTGACTGATCGCCCGGTCCATCCGCTCCCGGCCTTCATTCCAAAGTAATTGTGGTACTTATACCCCAGTGAAGACCGGCCAAAAGCTGACTCCAGACAGGCCTGCGCGATGATGGCGGAGCATATGTCGTAGTCGTAGGCCTTCGCGTACTTCTGCACGATTGGTGCTATTTGATTGATGAACTCGTTGTCGGTCATCCCTTCGCCTCACCGCCCTGTTTGCTGTACTCGCGCCGGCTGATCTCGACCAGGCTGCCGAGCAGTGTCTCGATGGCCGCCAGGATCGCCGTGATGGTGTCAGTATGCGGAACGTTCAGCGCGGAGCAGACAGCAATAATAAAAACGCTGATGGGAGCAGCCACCAGCGCGATCAGACGCAGTTCGTCATATGTCTCATTTTTGAAGATCATCGGATCACCTCCTTAAAGGAAATCGTGTTGCTTTAAGCAATGCTCATAGCACCGCTTCACGTTCTCAATCGCCAGCACGGCCTTGTTGTTGGCGTATCTGGGATGGTCATCGCAGTAGTCCTCGTAGGTGTCAATGTCATCCAGTACCTGGTCGAACTCTTCCTTGGTGTGCTTGATGTCCCGGAGAAGCTCCGAGTTGAACCGGAGGACACGCAACCGAGCATATTCCGCCCGGTCGCGATCCTGTTCGTCCTGCAAAGACCCGACCCGGTCTTCCAGTGTGGCGACCTTGCCTTCCACCGTTCGGACTGCGGTCAAGATGTCCTTGTTGCTTGCGTGACGATTCGAGAACCAGTTCCAGAAGCCAGCCGAACCAAAGAGAGCAACAACCATCGTCACAATGTATTCCATTTACGCCTCCTGCCACCCAGCGACTCCGGGTTCAAAAACGTTTGCGTCCATTGTGGAAATCCAGTGCTTATCGTTGTGCGATACTTTTGCACCAAAATCGTAGGCATCATGCGCCCCTGTAGGCTGAACCCATTCGGGCCATTCGTCCAGTGTGACCACCTTCCAAAGTGCAGGAGTAATGCTCGGTTTCCAATCAGCCTGGGATCTATGAGACTGTCTGCACTTGTAAAGGACATCTTCGTCCCTGACACGATCTTTATCCTCGGTATAGTCGGTATCGACTTTCCATTCCGGATACAGTTCAACGCCGTTCAGTGCATCTTCATCATCAAGGCTGACCGATGCTTTTTCGATCAGTTTCCGAAGTTCATGCGCTTTCGCTCTTGTAATCATTCCGCACCTCCCAAGATGATGTTGAGGATTCCTTCGGCGGTTTCATCCTGCTCAATCGGCTCGTCCGTCTCTGTGTAGGTTCTGCCAGTGCTTGCCGGGTCGATAGCTTCGTCGTAGATTGCGCCGGTTTCGTCCGACCGGATCTTCATACCTGCATCGGAGTATGTGCGAACAAGTCCTTCCGAATAGATTTCTGTTTTAATCATGCCGGTTCCTCCTGCATATACGATGCGTAACTGCTCCAGTTTGTAGCCGCCTGATATGTGGCGAGTGTCCCGACAGGAACATAAACCACGGTGTCGGGCTTCATGGCGAAAGCGTTTGAATTTGCAAGTGTGGGCGGCGTGGTCGGCAGGATATGGATTTCTCCAGCGTAGCAGTTCTTGAATGCCGCCGCCGCTATTGATGTAACACCGCTCGGAATAGTGATTGACTGCATGGCGTTGCACTCTTCAAATGCCGATTGTGTAATCTCAGTAACACCGCTCGGAATCGTCACGTCTCCCAAAGCATAACAGCGGATAAAAGCACTTGTCTTAATGCTTGTAACACTGCTCGGAATATCAACGTGCTGCAATGACCAGCAACCGTTGAAAGTGTTATGTTCGATGGTCGTGATGGCGTTCGGTATCGTTATCGATTTCAGGTTTATAGTCGATGAAAAAGAATAACTCTGTAAGCTTGTCAGCGTATCCGGCAGAGTGATATAGCGCAAGCTGTTACACTCTTGGAATGCCGGAGACCAAATCGTTGTTAAACCGTGCGGCAGTAGCATTGATTCTATGCTCCTGCAATTTCTAAAGCAGTTCCCAGGAATGTATGTAATTGAGGTCGGTATTGTTACGGATTTAAGACGCAAACAAGTCCAAAAAGCCGACCCCATGCCTGTAACAGTGTTTGGAATCGTAATCGTTTCCAAATAATACAGGTTGTTAAGGTTGTTGATGTATGTTGTCCCTTCACCAATCCTTATAGCCTTGATGGTGTTGATGTATTTCTGCCCTGTAGTGGTACTGTTCGTATGCGACAGTGGAACGGCGTTAAAGCGGAACTTGCCGGAGGTTACAGTAATAGAGATCGTGTAATCACCGGAAGCTGCGTAAGTATGCGCCGTGAATATGTTCGTTGTTTCGGAATTTCCCGTCACTGTATCCGGCGTGCTGTTGTCGCCCCAATCGATGGAGACAGTGCCATTAACGGCTATGTTCAGGTACGGGTTAAGCGTGCCGCTGTCAAGCGTAACATCGATCTCGGTAGCTCCGCTTGCCGTGGTGTACATCTGCCCGACATTGACATCTGTGTTCGGATACTCTGTCAGGTAATCCTTAATAGAAGCCAGTGTCCAGTTCCACCCCTGTGCCGTCAGACCCGCATGAGACGGATTCGCCGGAAGCGCGGACAATCCCTGTGCTTCTTCTTTGGTGTATGAATTGACTATGGAACCGTCGTAGTCGAAGAAGGAAACCTGTTTTTTCTCTGCACCGCCTCCACCGCCCCCGGACACATTGACATCAACCGCCGCATATTCCGTGACATCAATGCCTGTGCCGTTCTCGGTGATGGAAAGCGTCCCTGACACCAGCTCACTCGCACTCACGCTGACCGCCGTTCCGCTGATAGTTCCGCCGGAGATATACCCAGCCGTGTTCGTAACGCTCGGTGTCACGCTGACGGAATGGTTGCTGACCGCTCCTTTGGTTGCGCTCGGTGTCCCGGCAGTGCCGCTTGCCACACTCTTCGTCGCCGAGTTTGCATAGTAGCCAGCCGGAGCGGTAACAGTAGCACCAGACGCGGACAGGTCGGAAGATGACCGCCGAGGAACATCAGAGCCGACATACTCGCTGTCGATTGCGCCGACAGTAACGTTGACCTGATCAAGTCCATCATATCCAGTGTCAGGAGTGACAGCCGCCGTCTGCTGGGATTCCGTTGGCGTGTAACTGACCGATTTGGTCTGGAGCGTAGGAGTTTCGCCCGGAACAGCCACAGTAACTGAAGCCAGATTCGTTACATCATAGGTATCGTTACTCGTGATGTTCTGC